ATAGTCCCGCGCGCAATGATGCCCCGGGCGGTAGCGGAGATTGATCGGCTGATGCGATCCGGGCTGATGCCTGAGCACATGACGACAGCCCTGCGTGTGCGCTATTTTCCCCCGGATGATGATGGAGGGGTGTGGACTCATTCCCGCCAGGTAACACTCTTTAGACGGCTCACCGGCAAGGGCCCGGCCCGATACTCTCAGATATTGGATTCAGCGATATGGTTTGTTGCAGGGCGGTTATCTTGGGTGAGGTGCAATTGATCTGGGTCATGTTTTCTTGTTGATAATATACCCAGTGGGTATATGATTGCAGTCAAGGGGAGGCAATAACGCCGAGCCAGAAGCCAGGAGAAGGACATGAAAACATATACAGTAGCTTGCGATTCTGATACCGGGATGCTCATCGCCGTTGTTCCTGATGGGGGCGATATTGAAGCGGCGATTATCGCGGAAGCGAAAAACGCGGGCCTTGAAATAGGCCGTGGTGAACTTAGCATCGAAACCGGTTTGATCTTGACGGACGAGCCGGCTGAGAATGACGATATTCGCTATGCGGGGTTTGATCTTGGCGTTCTCACTGATGAGAACGGAACCAACTTTGAATATGCGGTGAAGCCGAAGCCGAGCGTGGAAACCGAATTCTTGGAAGCGGAACAGAACTGGCAGGAAGAGAGCACAACATACTGGTTTGAACTGAGCGGCCGTGATTATGGCACAGAATACGAATTTAACTCCGACGTGTATGGAGTGATAGAAAGCGGCAGTGATGATGCAGTAATCGTAAATGCTGACAACTGTCCTCTGACCGAGGGTGACGCAGAAACTGTCGCTGTACGCAATAGCGTAGCGGTCACAGACAATATCAGGGGACTGTGAAGCCGATAGAGGTCCGGCAAAAGCTGGGCCTCTCCATCGCGGAGATGGCCCAGTCAATGGATTTGCACCGTCAGACGTGGACTAAGTGGGAGAGGGGAGAGAGGCAGCCGGATAGGGCGGCACGACGGCTGATGGCGCTGCTTTGCTGGCTGCATGACAACAACCCCGTAGTATTGGCAAATGCGCTGAGCGATATTCAGCCGAGATGAGAACTTGAATAAAGATGCAAATCATTCTCATTGACAATTATATAAAACGCGCTACTATGTGAGCTAATCTGAGCAATATTCACTAAAGCCCGCCTCCGGAAACGGACCGCGGGTTTTTTCGTGGGCAAAAAGAAAAAGGGCCGGCATGTCAGTAGAGGATGACTGGAAACATAGGATTGAGAAAAAAATAGACGATATGTCGGACGCTCTCCGCGCGCTGGTGCGGATAGATGAGAGGATGACGAGTCATAGTGATGGCCTGGCCCGGATTGGGAAACGCGTAGATGATCATGAATCACGTATCCGGCAGGTGGAGATTGCTAGCGCCGGGTCGCAACAAAAATTATCCGGGACGGAACGCATAGTGTGGCTGTTTGCTACGTCTGCGGCGGCTGTGCTGGTGTATTTATTGAGGTAGGTATGGATGTTTCCGTTGATGACGTTATTGAGGTTTGGCGCGAGACAGCTGATGAATTCGGCCCGGAGGCAGCCGACATGGAAATTGAGTGGTGGAAATATTACAGGCGTGCGCTAAAGCGGATCCCGAAAATGATTATTGGTAGTGGGGTGAGCCCCTTTAACACCGCGTTTGATGCGGGTGCGGAGAGGATGAGGAAAAATGACACATCCGGGTGGTAGGCCGTCGAGCTATAAAGATGAGTACGAAGAGCAGGCATACAAACTGTGCTTGCTCGGCGCTACGGATGACGATCTGGCTGATTTCTTCGATGTAGATGCCAGAACTATAAATCGCTGGAAGAAGTCGAAAGAGAAGTTTTGTCTGTCCTTAAAGCGTGGTAAGCGCGAGGCTGATGCGAGAGTAGCTGAATCACTATATAACCGCGCGCTCGGGTACTCGCATCCGGAAGATAAGATTTTTGTGTCAGAGGGCGCTCCGATAGTCGTCCCTACGGAGAAACACTATCCGCCGGATACCACGGCTTGCATCTTCTGGCTTAAGAATCGACAGCGTGATAAGTGGCGCGATAAACAGGAGCTGGATGTAAACGGCAAATTGGACATCGCAAACGGAATCTTGGAGGCGCGGCGACGTGTCGGCAAGGAGGGCTGATCCTGACACTCTATTAATAGAGGACATGGCGCGATTTTATGCAGACCCGCTCGGGTTTGTCATGTACTCGTACCCATGGGACACGGACCCGTCTATTCAGCTCGCGGAGATACCTGAGCCGTGGGCATCCCGCTACAACTGCAAATATGGGCCTGATAGGTGGGCCTGCGAGCAGTTAGATGAGCTGGGCGCAGAGGTAGCAAAGCGCGGGTTTGACGGGCGTAACCCCGTCGCCCCGATACGTATGGCTGACACATCTGGTCATGGGATTGGTAAATCAGCAATGACCGCGTGGTTGGTTGACTGGATTATGTCGACCCGGCCCTATGCCCAAGGCACTGTGACGGCCAACACCAGTCCACAATTGGAAACAAAAACCTGGGCGCAGATCGTCAAATGGACGCGCAAGTGCATCACTGCGCACTGGTTCGAGATCACGGCCGGGCGCGGCTCGATGAAAATGTATCACCGCGATTACCCCGAGGCGTGGTTCTGCTCTGCGCAGACGTGTAGGGAGGAGAACTCCGAGGCATTTGCCGGGCAGCACGCGGCTAACTCTACATCGTTTTACATATTCGACGAGGCCAGCGCAGTACCGGACAAAATCAAAGAAGTCGCCGAGGGAGGGTTGACTGACGGCGAACCCATGATGTTTGCGTTCGGCAACCCCACGCGTGCCACAGGATGGTTCCGCGAGTGTTTCCGGCGCCAGCGCAAACGCTGGATCTGTCGCGAGATCGATAGCCGTGATGTTCAGATCACAAATAAAACGCAGATCCAGGAGTGGGTTGAGGATTACGGGGTAGATAGCGATTTCGTGAAAGTGCGGGTGAGGGGAATATTCCCGTCGCTCTCAGTGCGGCAGTTCATTTCATCAAAGGACGTAGACGCGGCGTACGGCAAGCACCTGCGTCCAGAGCAATACAATTTCGCCCCAAAAATCATCTCCGCCGATCCGGCCTGGCAGGGTGATGATGAGTTCGTCATCGGGATGCGTCAGGGGCTGCGGTTTCAAATGCTGGCTGGATTCCCTCGCAATGATGATGATGTAGCAGCAGCGAATCTAATCGCGCAGCTGGAGGATGAGCACAAAGCCGACGCTGTATTTATCGATATGGGGTACGGCACGGGCATTGTCTCTGTAGGGCACACGCTTGGCCGGAGCTGGCAACTAGTGGCGTTCGCCGAGAAGCCGCTTAATCCGGGATACCTAAATAAGCGGGCGGAGATGTGGGGGGAGGCAAAATTATGGCTCAAACAGGGTGGATCTATCCCGGAGGACTCGGTCCTCTATCACGATCTGATCTCACCCGAAACCGTCCCCAGGCTGGACGGCAAAATCCAGCTGGAATCAAAGAACGACATGAAAAAGCGCGGACTCCCATCGCCGGGGCGCGGTGATGCCCTTGCTTTGACGTTTGCATATCCAGTGCAAGCGCGTAACAGGCCGTACAACCCCAGAACCAACAAGCTGTTGCCGACTGTGCAGCATGAGTTTGACCCATTCGAGGATGCATGATGTGTATGTTTAGCTCTCCGTCAATACCCGAAGCCCCAGCCCCGCCTCCGCCGCCTGAGCCGCCCAAAGATCCGCCTACGCGCATTGATCCAGCAGTAAAGAGCGCCCGTCTCGATGAGCGTAAACGCATTGCTGCAAATCAGGGGCCGCAGGGCACAATCATGACCAGTTCGCGCGGTCTGCTTGGATCAGCCAACACCAATAAACGCTCCCTTCTCGGTGGCGGTGAATAATGGACCACGATAGCTGTCGTCCATATCGGAAACGATTGGCGGCACTCGACAATGAACGGCAGTCATTTATCTCGCACTGGCGTGATATATCTGATTTTCTGCTACCGCGTCGTGGTCGGTTCCTACTGACAGATCGCAATAACGGCTCCAAAAAAAACGGCAGCATTATCGATTCTACCGGCACTCTGGCGCTGCGCACCTTGTCCTCGGGGATGATGGCGGGCATCACCTCACCCGCTCGCCCATGGTTTCGTTTGAGTACCCAGGACCCGCGCCTTGCTGATGAAAATGAGGTCAGGGTATGGCTGGACAGGGTGGTGCGGCTATTGAGGGATATATTCAACCGCTCCAATTTATACAACGTCCTGCCTGTGCTCTATGAGGAACTGGGCTCATTCGGGACCGGAGCAATGCTGGTCACAGAGGACTACGAGGACGTGATCCGCTGCTATCCGATGACGGTGGGAGAGTACTACCTGGCAAATAATGATCGGTTGGAAGTAGACACGTTCTATCGCGAGTACTCCCTTACGGTCGGCCAACTGATCAGCGAGTTCGGTGAGGATAAGGTTTCCGACAAAGTGCGTGAGTTGTGGCAGCGCGGCAGCGTCGATGAGTGGATAGATGTCGTGCACGCGATAGAGCCCAATGGTCGGCCGGATGTCACGTCCAGGTTGTCAAAGGATAAGCCCTTCAAATCTGTCAAGTTCGAAAAGGGCGGCACGCGCAATCTGTTGTCTGAAATGGGGTTTGATGAATTCCCTGTGATGGCCCCGCGCTGGCATCTACTGAGCACCGATGTCTACGGCAGATCCCCCGGCATGGATAGCCTCGGCGACATCAAGCAGTTGCAGATGGAGCAGAAGCGGAAACAACAGGCCATCGCAAAGATGGTCAACCCTCCGTTGACAGGCCCCGGCACTCTTCGCAACCAGCCGATCAGCTCTCTTCCTGGCGGAATAACTTTCGCAGATACTCTTCAGGGGCAGCAGGGGCTTCGTCCAACATATGAGGTCAACCCGCGCATAGCGGAGCTCATGCAGGACATCCAGCAGACTCAAGACCGCATCCGGCAGGGATTCTATGCTGACCTGTTTCAGATGATGACGCTATCTGACCGGCGACAGGTAACAGCCCGCGAGATCGACGAGCGACATGAGGAGAAACTGTTGATGCTCGGCCCCGTGCTGGAGCGCCTCCACAACGAATTATTAGATCCGCTGATTGATCGCACCTTTGCAATTGCAGAGCGCGCCGGGATAGTCCCAGAACCTCCGGAAGTGTTGCAAGAGACGCCGATCAAGGTTGAATACATCTCCATGCTGGCTCAGGCCCAACAGGCCATCGGCATAGGCGCAATTGAACGCACCCTCGCATTTGTGGGGCAAATGGCCGCCGTCTCTCCGACCGCAGTTGACAAGATCAACACGGATAAGACGATTGATGAGTATGCGGAGATGCAGGGCACCCCGCCTGAAATTATCGTACCGAATGGAGAGGTGGAGAAAATCCGCAAAGCGCGTGCTCAGCAGGAGCAACAGATGCAGCAGATGGCCGCATTACAGCAGGCGGCAGAGGGGGCTAAAACCCTGTCTGACACCGACACGACAGAGGGTAATGCGTTGGCCGACATGCTCGGTGGATCGATGCCGCAATGAGCTACGACCCCAGTGACGAGAAGCAGGTCCGCTGCCGTCAGCAGGCCGCGAAAAACAAACAGCGCACCCACGATGACGACATGAGGCGGCTATTGGCCGAGCCATGGGGCCGCCGTATCGCATGGCGGATGCTGACGTTCTGCCGCATCTACGAGGATTCCTATACCGGGGATTATACGACCTTCTACAACGAAGGAAGGCGCAGTGCTGGTCTTAAATTACTGCGGGATATTACCGTGGCCGATCCGGAGGCGTACTCAACAATGATCCAGGAGAACCAAGAGGACAATCATGCCAGAACCTGAACAACAACCCGACACAGATGCATCAATAGAGCAGGAACCCACCTCACTTCTTGGCGGCGATCAACCGCAGAAAGAACCGTCCAAGGAGGTGGAGACCGCTGATGGCACGGAGCCGGAACAAGAGGAAGAACCCCAGGGCCCGCCCGAAAACTATGAACTCGTTTTCCCCGAGACCATGCAGGTTGATGAGCAAATGCTCGGCGAAGCTCAAGAGATGTTCCGCGCAGACGGACTATCCAACGAGCAAGCCCAGCGCTATGCCGACTTAATGGCAAAGAAGGTGGACGAGATAGGCCAGGCGTTTGCGTCACACCGCATGGCACAGGGGCAAGAGTGGGCGCAGCAAGCGCAGACCGATCAGGAAATTGGCGGGGCGCAGTTCGACGAGAGCGTGTCTTTGGCAAGCAAAGCTCTCGACGCATTCGGCTCGCCCGAACTGCGAAAGGCGTTGGATGAATCCCAGATGGGCAACCATCCGGAGATGATTAAAGCTTTTGCCCGCATCGGTAAAGAGATTAAAGAGGACAACATCTCACCCCCCGGCCTCGGTGGGGGGCAACAGACGAAGTCCAAAATACTGTATCCAAATCAAAATTAGGAGCTAAATCATGGCTACACTTGGTACTAACGTGGCGACCCTCGCTGATTTCGCGAAGCGCCTTGACCCGAATGGTAAAGTAGACGTTATCGTTGAAATGCTTTCGGAAACCAATGAGGTTCTCGACGATATGTTGTTCGTTGAGGGCAATCTTCCCACTGGTCACAAGACCACCATTCGTTCCGGTCTGCCGTCCGCTACCTGGCGCAAACTGAACTACGGCGTTCAGCCCAGCAAGTCCGAGACGGTACAGGTTACCGACACCTGCGGCATGTTGGAGGCATACGCCGAGGTGGATAAGATGTTGGCTGATCTTAACGGCAACACCGCCGCGTTCCGGCTGTCTGAGGACCAGGCTTTCCTGGAATCCATGAATCAATCCATGGCATCCGGCCTGTTCTACAACGACACAGATGTCGATCCGGAAAAATTCATGGGGCTCGGCCCGCGATTCGATGACCTCTCCGCCGAGAATGGCGCGAACATCATCAGCGCCGGAGGCTCCGGTTCCGATAATCACTCCATCTGGCTGGTTGCATGGGGCGCGAACACGGTACACGGCATTTTCCCCAAGGGCTCGAAGGCTGGATTCCAGCATCAAGATTTGGGCGAGGTCACCCTGGAAGATGCCAATAACGGCAAATATCAGGGCTACCGCACCCATTACAAATGGGATATCGGTCTGTGCGTACGTGACTGGCGTTATGTCGTGCGCATTGCCAATATCGATAGCTCGGATCTTACGAAGGACGCCTCCGCCGGAGCCGATTTGATCGACCTGATGGTGCAGGCCGTTGAAATGCTGCCCAGCCAGAGCCTGGGACGGCCCGTGTTCTACTGCAACCGCACCATCCGTTCCTTCCTGCGCCGTCAGATCACCAACAAGGACAACGTTCGTTTGTCGCTGGATGAGGTCGCCGGGAAAAAGGTCGTCACCTTTGATGGCATCCCGGTGCGCCGTTGCGACGGGCTCCTGAACGGCACTGAAGCCACCATCAGCTAAACATAAGGCCCCGGTTCTCGGGGCCTCACTCTTTTGGAGACACGAAAATGATCCTGGATTATGAAAATACCCTGGCTGACGGTCAGGCGCTGACGGCCTCTGCGGCGTCGGAAAACATCATCGACCTTGGCGCCGCAGGCGATCTTGGCCATGGCGAACCGATGGGTGTATTGATCACCGTCGACGTGGCGGCTGATGCCACTACCGGCGATGAAACCTATGCCTTCGCCATTCAGAAAGACACCGTTTCGGCCTTCTCTTCCGCCGAAGAGGTGATTTCCAAGACCATCACCGCCGCCAACCTGACCGCTGGTTCCCAGCACATCTTGGTAGTACCACCCATTGCCGCCGACCAGCAGTATCTGCGACTGTATGCGACCCTCGGCGGCACTACCCCCACCATCACTATTACGGCACACCTGCTGCCCCTGGCTCATATCCAGAACAGCAAGGCGTATGCCGACGCACTGTAAGGAGGTTCTGAGATGACTATCAAAGTAGAGGCAACCCAACAGGGGTTTTATGGGCGGTTGCGTGAACGCGGTGACGTGTTCACGGTTGCGCATGAGGGCCATGTCGGCCGGTGGATGAAGGTGTTGAAAGAAACACCTGTAGGCCAGACCCGCGAGCAAATAAGGGATGAACTCGACGCGCTCGGCGTGGAATACGATGGACGTAAGAGCACGGAAGCACTGCAAGCCCTGCTTGATAACTCGAAATAAGGACAGGGGGGCATTGCCCCCCTAATACCCTATGGCAGCCAGCAACGTACAAATAGCGAATATCGCGCTATCTCATATTGGTTCAGAGGCCCGCATTGCGTCATTGACCGAGGATTCGGAAGAGGCGCGGCATGCAAACTTGTTATTCGCGCCGGTGCGAGACCAAGTGTTGCGCGGTCATGCTTGGCGGTTTGCCACAAAATACGTGACCCTCGCTGATCTCGGGTCGCCGCCTTCGCATTGGTCCTATCGCTATGCGTATCCGTCTGATTGCATGGTCGCGCTCAATATCGTGACCGCGAGCGAGGATGACGACCCGATTGAGTTCGAGATTGCGGCAAACGACAACCTCGACGGCAAAGTGGTCCTGACCGATACCGAAACCGCTGAACTCAAATATATTGCCAAGGTCACCAACCCCACAGTATTTGATCCGCTGTTTTCGTCAGCTTTGGCTTGGCTGTTGGCGTCGCAGATTGCGGCCCCGCTGACCGGAGACCAAAAGAAACAGCAATCGGCGTTTGAAACCTATCAGCGCGTGATGTCTGCGGCCATGGCATCTGATGCCAATGAGGGGCATAAGGACTATTATCGCGACGCGGACTGGATACAGGCGCGCGCATGACAGCAACCACGATCCAACCCAGCTTCACTGCGGGGGAGCTGGCCACGGCCATGCACGCCCGCATAGACCTTGAGCATTACGGTATAGGGCTGAAGATCTGCCGTAACTGGTTTGTGCACGCCCATGGCGGCGTGAGCAATCGACCCGGGACTGAATATATTGCCCCCGTGAAGGACAGTAGCAAGGCTGTCAGAATAATTGAATTCGAGTTCAATACGGAGCAGACCTATGTCCTGGAGGTCGGTGAGGGGTATATCCGGTTTATCAAGGACGGCGGCCAAATTCTTCTGCCGAGCACTCCCGCGGGATGGGTGACGGCAACTGCATACACGCAGGGAGACCATAGCGCGAACGGCGGCACAAATTACTATTGCCACGCCGCACACACATCCAGCGCAACGGATGAACCGGGCGTTGGCGCGAACTGGGCTGATTATTGGCACGCATTGGAGGGGAGTATTGTTGAGATCCCGACAGACTACCTGGAAGCGGAACTATTCGACATCGGCTACAACCAGTCTGCGGACACGCTCACGCTGACCCATGCGAAACACCCGGTCCATGAGCTGACGCGCACAGATCATCATGTATGGCTGTTGAACGAACTATCCCTCGGGGCCAGCATGGAGGCCCCAACAGGTGTTGCTGCGGCTCCTACCGGCACCCATGCCACCTATGTTGTTACATCGTATAGTTTCGATACCGGCGAGGAATCATTAGCCTCATCAACCGCGAGCGGAGACGATCCGGCCACGGCGGATGTAGACATTACATGGACGGCAGTTACAGACGCTGACGAATACTACATCTACAAAAGTGACAACGGCGGCGTCCACGGTTACATCGGGACATCGACCACGACATCATTTACCGACACCAATATCGCCCCCGAGTACGACGACACGCCGCCGACAAGCAGGACGTTATTCTCAGGCTCAGGCAACTATCCAGAAGTATCGACATACCACCAACAGCGGCTATGCCTGGCGCAGTCAGAGGACAAGCCACAGACCATCTGGATGTCGCAAACAGGGCTCTACAAGAATTTCAACGTTTCGTCTCCAACAAAGGACAACGACAGCCTTTCTTTCACTTTGGCTGCACGGCAGGTCAACGAAATACGCCACCTTGTGCCGTTGTCTGATCTGATTGTCCTGACGTCTGGCGGTGAGTGGGTAGCGAAAGGCACGGACTCATCCGTTATCACGCCAACGTCGATATCCCTGGAGCCGCAGGGTTATCGAGGCGCGGCGAAGCTCAGGCCGATCATCTCAGGGAATATCGTGCTCTATGTGCAAGCGCGCGGTTCCTATGTCCGGTCCCTGACCTACAAGTTGGAGGATGACGGCTATTCCGGCGACGACCTTTCGGTGAGGGCTCCGCATCTGTTCGAGGGCTATACCCTCGTGGATTGGGGTTACTCACAGATCCCTCATACGATTGTATGGGCCGTACGGTCAGACGGCACCCTGTTGGGTCTGACCTACATGCTGGAACAGAATGTATGGGGTTGGCATCGCCACGACACGGGAAACGGCGCTTTCGAATCCGTAGCGACAATTGCTGAGGGAACCGAGGATGCCACGTATTTTGTAGTAAATCGCACTATCAACGGAACCACAGTCCGTTACATCGAGCGACTGCATTCGCGGGCCTTCGCAGATATCGAAGACGCATTTTTCGTTGATTGCGGCCTGAGTTATTCCGGGGCGGCCACCAATTCCGTGAGCGGCCTTGACCACCTTGAAGGCGAGACCGTGAGCGCACTCGCAGACGGTAACGCCTATACCGGTCTTACCGTCTCCGGTGGGTCCGTATCGCTACCAAGCAACGCTACCGCCTCTACCATCCATGTCGGCCTGCCGATAGAGGCGGACGTGGAAACCCTATCCCCCGAGGTCAGTCAGAAATTTCTTTCCCAAGGGCGGCGCAAGCGCGTGGTGTCCCTGACTATGCGCGTCGAGAAAACACGCGGCCTGTGGGTAGGGCCAGATAGTGACAAGCTGACCGAGGTCAAACCAAAGGCCCCGGCGAAGTACGGCGATCCGTTCCAGGTGCGGACGGCCGATATCAAAATCGCTCTACGGGCTAAATGGGACCGCGTTGGTAACCTATTCATCCGCCAGACAGACCCACTACCTGCCACAGTGCTGGCGGTAATGCCAGAGGTTGACATTGGTGGCGCCTGATATCGAGATCCGAGACGCTGAGATCGGCGACGCCGATCTATTGGCCCCTGTGCTGCGTGATGCAGATTTGCGCGAGATACAGGCGACCATGCACGGAGAACCTGCCGACCTTATCCGGTTGTCGATTCAGATGTCGCCGCGCTTCCGCAAAACCGTGTTTGCCGATGGCGATATAGCCCTGATATTCGGAGTTGGCAGCGGGTCACTGTTATCGGATACCGGTTCCCCCTGGCTTCTGGGTTCTGAGTTGATAGAGCAACACCCGAAGACTTTTCTCCGGCACAGCAAGAAGTTTGTCCCGAAGATGAAAAGAGGATTTCGCTTTCTTGAAAACCAAGTTGCTGCCGATAATCGGTTGTCAATTGCTTGGCTGAAATGGCTTGGATTCACAATAGAGAAGGAAAAGCCGTGGGGAGTCAAGAACTTAATGTTTCGTCGATTTACGATGGAGATTGAATAATGTGCATGGCATTAGCTGGCCTTGGCGCGGCCGGAGGTATGGGCGCGGGCCTATCCACTATCGGTTCGCTGTTCGGGACCTTTACCTCATTCATGGGGCAGATGGCGTCGTCAAAGGCCGCCGCCGCGCAACTTGCCGCACAGCAGCAACAGGCGGCATATCAGGCCCAGGTAGACCGGAACAACGCCCAGATAGAGATCTGGCGGGCCGACGATGCAATGAAGCGTGGCGCGGAGGAAGAGCGCAAGCATCGGCTGGAGGTCGTCCAGAACAAGGGTGAAGCCACGGCAAAATATGGCGCCGGGAATGTTGTCATCGGTGAGGGTACACCTGCCGGAGTGATTGAGGATATAGCCGAGCTCGGTGAGCTGGACGCCCAAACCATCCGATCCAATGCGGAACGGGAGGCCTGGGAATACCGCATGAGGGCCAACAACTACCTTGCGCAGGCTGGATTGCAGGACATCGCCGCAGGCGGTAGTAGCACTTCCCCCAGTACGGCACTGGGCGGGTCAACCACCGTTTCGAGTACGTGGAATAACTACTAATGGCCATCGTTCCAAAGAGTAAATATCAGGGAGGACAGAGGATAGGCGGCGTCAACGTCCGCAAGGCGCAGGTCAAGAGCGTGCCGACCTCGTCGAATCAGACCATCAACACGAACGAGAATATGTTCGGTGGTATCCAGGCCAAGCAGGCAGCCATCAGCGCTCGCAGGATGTCCGCCATGGGCGGGTTCGCCAGCAGCATGATGGGCCAGATTGGCGGCATTATCGAGAAGCAGGAAATTGAACACGATAACGCCGTAGTGGATCAGGCTGATTTTGAATTCAGCACCAAGGCGCTGGAGCTGCAACGATCCTTTTCCCAGCTTCAGGGTAATGACGCTATCAGCGCACAGGAGCAGTACCTGGAGCAGATGGAGGCGTTACGCAAGGAGCGTGAAAGCGCATTGTCGAACGATCGTCAGCGTAATCTCTTTCGTCGCCGCGCCCTGTCAACAACGAAACAGTTCCACAACTCCATCTATAGCCACTATTCAGCAGAGAATAAAAAGTATCAGGCCCAACAGCGTCTATCCGTTATCGGAATCAAGTCAGAGGCCGCCGCCGAGGCATTCGCCAACGGTGATACTGAAAGCGCGAACATTGCCCTTGGAGAGAGTCTTGCGGCCATTCGGGAGGATGTTGATAAGACCGGCGCTCCGCCGGAGACATTCATACTGCGCAAACAGCAGGCCATCGATGGAGTCATCACCAAGGCGGTCAAGACATTGTTGGCCGGTGGTGACGTCCCAAAGGCTATGGCCTTATTCAAGCAACACGAAGCTGAGTTATCAGAGAAAACGCGTGCGGCCATACTGGGTCCGCTGAAGCAAGAGGAGGACCGTCTGCGATGGAACGCCGCCGCCATGGGCGTGATGACGGAGCACCTGTCGCCACAAGAGGCGGAGAAGTACGTCCGGGAGAACTTCAGGGGTGAAGATCGGGCTGAGATCGGCAAGCGAGTCAGGCAGCAATACGCCGCTGCGAGAAAGGCCAGGAAGGCGCAGCAGGAAGATGTTGAGGCCCAGGCCTGGGAACACATCCGTCAAGGTGGGACATCAGACACCATGCCCGCAGCCTTGCGTAACAGCGTCAACCCGAAAACGCTCACGCAGATGGACGAAACGGCCGCGAAGATGCAGGAAGGTAAGTTTGCCACCGACCCACTCGCACATATCGAGGTGTACGAGAAGATAGAGGCCGGGGTGATTACCGATGAACGGCAGATCGTCGCAGAATACGGCGGCCGTCTGTCGCGCCAGCATATGCAAGAAGCAATCAAGCAGGTGCGCGGCAAGGAGGAGGTGAAGGACAGCGCCCTGAAAGAAGTATTTACGGAGTACGGTGGACTGTCCGGAAAGAAGTGGCAGGAGGACAAGAAGCACAGGGAGTCATGGATTGCCTTCAATGACTATGTGCGCGCAAAGGTGCGGGAGAACAAGCAGGGCAGCGAAGAGGACATCCGTAATTATGCGCATCAGTGGTTCATGAAGGGCTATACCGGAGGCCGCCGTGGACTCCTGGATATTACCGCTGGCGATACCACCTTCGGCGAAGCGGTGATGTCCGGTGACGCAAACAAGTTCTTGATCGACACCCCGGCAGATGAAGAGCAGGCGGTAAACCGGGTGATGGAGATGGTTGGCGCGCCTGTTAATGGCGGGCCTACCGTGCAGGATGCCTTCTACACCAGATATTACACCCCCACCATTTCCATGCTGAAGAAACTCGGCATGACGCCAACCCCGTCATTGGTGGCAAAGGCCATCAAGCGCAAGATTGAAGTGGAGAAAAAATAATGTGCATACCACAACCCGAAGGCGGATGGACTGCTCCGCAAGCATCAGTTGACCCGCTTGGGCCTGAAATGTGGGATCTTGGCGGATCAAATTTCCGTGCCCCTAATGCTGCTGTTGATGCGCGGCAATTTTCTGATCCAAATTATAACTATCAGTATCGTACTGAGCAGGGGAAGAATCGTGTCATCCCGGGCTCCCGCTCAGTGATGAGTGAATTGAATGCTGTTGGAGCGAAAGAGTCGCAATATGGCGCTCTTATTTCAGATGCGTCAAAGAAATACGGGGTTCCTGAAAAGTTGATCCAGGCGGTTATCCGTCAGGAAAGCCGGGGCAAGGCGAACGCCAAGAGCCCGGTAGGGGCGTCTGGCCTGATGCAACTCATGCCGGGAACGGCCAAGGATCTCGGCGTTGCCGACCCGTTCGACCCGGCGCAGAACATCGACGGTGGGACTAAATATCTTGCGCAAATGCTCAAGCGGTACAACGGTGATACGGAATTGGCGCTTGCCGCGTACAACGCTGGTCCTGGTGCCGTAGATAAATACAAAGGCGTGCCGCCGTACAAGGAGACGCGCAACTATGTGAAAAAGATCATGGGTGGCATGAAAAAGGGCGGGACTGCCAAGCGCACGAAGAATACGAGCAAGGGCGGCACATGGCTTGATATTGTCCGCGACTACCGGGGGCAAGGCGCTTGAGCTCAGACGCCGAACAGTGGAGCCAGATAGGCGCCGAACTGTTAACCGAACAACAGGACAATACCACGACGCTGCTCAAGTCGGCCTATCAGCAATCCCTTGATGAGCCGAACACAGATGAGTTCGCGTCTCATATCTCCGTTGCTGAAAAACTGCAAGTTGCTGTTCCGCTTGTGGAACATGACCCGAAGCAGGCGCAACGCAAGGCTGATGAGCCGGATTGGAATAGTCTGCTTGATAGCAACCCCAATACCGCAATGTGGCTGTCCGACAAGGAGCGGATGAGGCTGGGGCTGGACGATGTCGAACAACTTGGCGTGGTAGAGGGCGGGCTCCGTTCATTCGCCGCTGGGTTGACGACACTTCCGGGCGCGATGAAAGGGCTTGGCGATATCTACTCCGCCGCCGAACGCGCTGCTTTGCCTATCACGAGGCCGGTTGCTGGTCTGGTTACCAGTGGACTTGATGCTGTTGGCATAGACACGGACGCCTTGAAGGGGCCAGGCATTGATTTGGCCGCCCCGCTCAAGGTGGCCGGTCAGGGCTGGCAAGAGATTGGTAAGATGATCCGCGCTCCCGCCAATCAGCAGAACCTCTACACGATGACGGCTGAAGGGCTGGGACAGTTAACAGGGCAGATCGCGTTGTCT